TAGCAAATCTTAAAGCTTCAGTAATTACTTCAAGTGTTCCTACCTTCTGGATACCTACACTAGCATTTAGTTTAATAGATTTGTCATCAATTTTATTAATATCATAATCAATAACTTCACTATCTTTATTTTTTATAGATACAATCATATTAAAAATCTCCATCCTCAAAGAATACACTACCATCAGCTTGTGAAGTTGCTTCAAGCTCTACTAAATTAAGAATCATAACAGCCTTAAGATCTAGTATGTGATAAGGATTTTTAGTTTTATCACCAACTCCTTTGATCTCTTCATAGTGTACTTTTACTTTAGAGCCATTACCAACTTTAACATCTGTTGGTTGTTTTTTCTCATCTATTAAAATAGGAATATCATTAGCAGTACCATCAGCTCTATTGGTTACATTTCTTTTTATAACAATAGTAGGACCTTCTAAGTCATTACCCTTTGAGTCTTTAGTTTTTATTTTAATTCCTCTTGAAGCAAAGTCTTCTGCTTCTTTAGGACTAATAGCTAAATCAATAGTATAGTAATGTTCTTGAAAGTTTGTATTAGGTGTTCTAATACTTGCCCAAGATGCTATACCTTCTAGCACTCCTTCTTTTCTATATGTTGTTGCCATTTACTCTTACCTCCTTGGTTTATTTTAAACCGATAGTTTAACATTCATTTGACAATTTGTAAAGCCTTTTGTTGTTT